CTACGTCACGCGCTTGGAGATGAGTTCGTAATGGTGCAGCCGCCCGCGCAGCATGTGCCTCTCGACTGCACCGTCCACGCCGTACGCGATGCCCTGCCACGTCAGGGTCAGGCCGTCGCCGATGTTCTGCGGGATGTCCAGCTGCGGGCCGAGCACCACGCGGTAGCGACTGATGACGTTCACCCGGTCCTCGGACAGCACCTCGCGGGTGTCCAGCGCCACCACCTCGGCGGGCACCACCGTGTCGGTGATGTCCATGACCTCGTTGCCCGAGAGGTCGAACCGGGGCGGGGCGAACGACTTCTCCATCTGCAGCCGCACCCGGTCGTGCAGGATCATGCCGCGCGCTTCCGATACCTGTTCAGCACCGCCTGCTCGGCCAAGGTCCACCCGGCGAACGCGCCCCGGATGCCGGTCGCGCCCACGGTGGTGTCGAGCTGCTCCGGGTTGGCCATCAGCCTGGCCGAGGCGGTGATGATGACGCTGGACAGCTCAGCGTTGGGCACGGCGCCGGTGAAGCCGCGATCCCGCACGTAGGCCCGGACCATCGCTGTGATGACGGGGGTGACCTCGGCGGCCAGCAGCAGCACCTGCGGGTTGTCGGCCTGCCCGAGGAACGCCGCGACTTTCTGGGCAGCCTCGGCCACGCCGGGCAGCGCGCCGGGCTCGGGTTCTGGCTGCGGCTCCGGGTCGGGATCACCGCCACCACCGCCCGCGACGATGGCCAGCGCGCTGGACGCAGAGGCGAACGCCGCGCCGTCCCAGGCGAAGGCGTAGTCCGCTGTGTCGGCGGTGGTGCCGTCGAAGTAGTCGGCCACCGGGCTGTCGTCGTAGTCCACGCGCACCGAGACCAGGCCCATCTGCCCGGCGGTGGGGGTGCGCAGGTACAGCTCCACACCGCTGCCGGACTCCCCGGCACCGATGCTGTCGGTGATGGTGACCCACTGCCAGATACCGCCTGAGACGACGTTGGTCACCAGCTCGCTGGACCCGATGGGCCGCACGCCCATGTAGCACTGGCTGTTCACGGTGATGAGCAGCGCGCTGATAGTGAAGCTGGCGGCCTCTACCGGCACATCGGGAAGCGCGATGGTCGTGATGGTGAATCCAGCCAGCCGATTGGCCATGACGCCGCCACCGATGTCGCGCACGTCCACGCTGCCCGACGACCAGAGGCCCTTGTCGAGCGTGGGGAACGACGGCGTAGAGACCAGGTTGGCGCCAACCTGGTCCCCGTCCGCCGGATCGGTCGGGTACGGCATATCAGGCCGTGATGCCTTCCAGGGTCACGACCGCCTCGGCATTCAGCGGGGCCGCGTCGTAACGCGCCACCACGCGGATCGCCATCTGGTCGTAGTCGCCGAACGTCTGGTCCAGGATTTTCACGGTGGGCGCCAGGTCCCGCGCCACCGCAACCTGACTCGCGTCGAACAGCACCGCCGCCGATTCATCGCTACCGGCGCCGAGGTCCGAAGGGATGCGGTTGGTCACCGTGACGGGATGACCGAGCAGCCGGTAGGCGCCGGCCTCGGTCGGATCAGGCTGCACCATGTACTCGCCGGACCCGGACGCCTTGAGCTTGCGGATCGCCACGAAGTCGCGGGAGGTCATCAGCCAGCGCAGCGCAGCCGGGTCCACATTCGCCGCCAATGCCAGCCCCTCGGCGTCGTGCAGGTCGTCGATGGTGACCGCCCCGACTCCGGTCATGCTCTGGCGCCCGTCGTAGGCCAGGATGCCGGTCGGCACGCTGCCATCGGTGACCGTCGAGGCGATGAACGCGGAATCGAGCGTGGCGGCCACATCGGTGACCAACCGCTGCCGCAGCGCCGCATCCAGCGATACCACCGACTGCCGCGCAAGCTCATTCGAGAACTTCACCAGGCACTTGACCGACTGCATCGTGTCCGGCAACAGCACGACCTCGCCGAACTCGGGGTTCACATCGTCGATCAGCTCGTTTTCCCCATGCCACGACGGGGTGGTCGGCGGCGCCTGCTTGGGAATGCGCACGGCGCTGCCGTTGGTGTCGAAGATCCGCACCCCGGAGGCCAGGAAAACGGAGGCCTGCTCAAGCGGCTGGACCAGGATTTTCTGGACCTGTTCCTGAGTGAGTTCGGTGGTGGTCGTGGTTTCGAGTGCCATGCGGGTGCGCTCCTACGCGAAGGTGGTTCAGCGGATGGTGGTCACGCTGCCCCGCCGGGAGGCCTCACGTAGGAACGGCATCGGGCCGTCGTGGTCAGTGTAGCCGGGCCTTGTCGGCTCGGCTCTGTCTATGCCCGTGACCGCAGCATGTCGGCCAGGTTCACATCGGCGGCCTTGACGCCCCCGGCGCCCTGCCCCACGTCACCGATCACCCGGCGAGACTTCAGGTGCGGTTTCCGTGTCACTAGGTCGTCGATGGCGGCCTTGAGCTTGTCCGGGTCATCCAGGTGGGATTCATCAAACGTCAAGTCAGTGGGGTCCTGCAGCCTGCCGGTGGCAGCGACCAGCGCGCTGTGTAGCCGCTGCGCCAATTGGTCAGCGCGCTGCGCACGTTCGCGGTACCCGGCGCTTTCCTTGCGCAGCTGCTGGACGTATTCGCGCGGGAACTGCTCGGGGTCATCGTCCTCGCCGTCGCCGTCGCCGCCGGTCTCGGTGTCGGCGTCCTGGTCGTGCTCGGTGGCCGTGGCCGTGTCGGCAGGTGGTGCACCGTCTAGGACCTCGGCCTGCTGGTCCTCGGTGATCTGCTGCTCGTCGGTCGTGCTGGTGTTGGGCTGCGTCATGACGCGGTCCTTTCGGTGTCGGTGACCGGCGCGGGCGCCGGACTCACTGGGGTGGTGGTGTTGGTGTCGTCGATGCCGAGGTCGGCGCGCACTTCCTCGCGGGTCAGGATGCCCTCGGCGTGGAGCTTCACCTTGGCGTCGGCCTCTTGCGCCACGGAGCGGGTTGCCGGGTTGGCCCAGCGCACGCGGACCCGGTAGTCGTCGGGGTCGGCCTGATTTTCGACGGCCAGCATCAGGCGACCGACCTGCTCCCAGGCGCGGCCAAACATCTGCTGGCGGGCCTCGGCGCGGGCAGTCAACGATGCCTCGGCGGCGCGCAGCGCGTCCGCAGACGGCGGTGTGTCGGTGAATACGCCGATGTAGTGGCTCGGCAACGCGCTGACCGCCATGATCTGTCCGAGCAGGACGTTGACCGCGTTTTCGTAGCCGGTCATGTCCGCGCCGGACAGCTGCCCGAACTTCGCTTCGGAGTTCTCCGCGATCATGGCGCGGTTGCCCTCCGGGATCGGGTTGGTCGTGCGCACAACGGGTTCCCCGTCAGCATCCAGCACGGGGTTGCCGTCGTCGTCGAGCACGGGTTCTTCCACCAGCTCGATGCCTGTGGCCCAGCGGCGTGGCCGTGCGGTGTACTCCGAGGCCACCATCATGTCGGTGAGCTGCTTATTCAGCGCATCCACTAGCGGCGCCAGGTCGTCAATCTCGGACACTCCACGGCTGCCCGAGTTCGGCAGCAGCGGGTCATCCAGAATCCGGTCAGCGTTGAGCAGTGTTGCCACCGGCACCTGACCAAGCGGGTTGTCGATCACCTCGGTAGCGGTGAAGGACGTTGCGCTCGTTGACTTCCCGACATATTTGGTGATGCTGTCGGGTTCAAACAGCGTTGCGAATGTCCGCTCAGGCACACCCGCCGGGGTCAGCACTTCCCAGCGTTTGACCGCCCGGATCACCTCGCGGCTGCCCGCGTCGATCTGCACCGCCATCTGCCGGGCGCTCTCGATGCTCACCCGTGCCCGCCCGTTGCGGTCGCCCCACACGATGATGTGGCTGCGGCCCAAGGTCAGCGCTTCGCGGTGCGCTACTGGGGCGAGCTGGTCAAGATCGTTACGCAACCACCCGTCCCACACCTGTTCGGCGCCGCTGCCGGTGAAGCCGTTGACCCGTAGGCGCTCGGCCAGCGATGCGACGGCCAGGCGTGGAATGTTCGACGCGATACGGCCCAGCCGGTTACCCAGCGCAGCCTTGGCCTCCGGGCTCAGGAACGCCAACGGTTGGGTGCCCGTGGCGTACTTCTCTAATTGCGCCAGCCGGGCCTGGTCGGCGTCTAGCACTGAAAGCAGCTGTGCTAGTTCATCACTCATGATGCGAAGCTCCTAACTCGCTTACGTGTTCCCTTTGTTGAATGCCATGCCGCCCGGTCGTAGGCCACGATGGCGGCCACCGCCGCGTCGATCTTGCGGGGGCTGCCCCGCTTGTCCTTGCTCACCAAATCTCCCATCGGTGTTCGTTTCGCCACGCAGTGCGCGATATGGGCGGCGAGTCGCTGGTCCCCGTCGTGGGTCACGGTGCGGTCCACCACGGCCTGGTAGAGGCGGTCGGTGGCCGGGGCCATCCGCGATGCGTTCGCCGTATTCCATTCGATGACGCGGCGCTCGCCGTGGCGCTTGGCCCACGCCTCGATCTCGGAACGCCACCCCCATGGGTCGCAGGCCAGCTCGGCTACGTCGTAGCGCGCGAACGCGGCATCGACCGCAGTGCTCACGTCCTCACGCGGCACCCGCCAACGCGGATCGCCGGGGTTCTCCCACAGCCCCTCCACGAACAGGTGGCCGTCCAGCGTGCAGCCGACCAAGGCGGTGGAGTCACCGCTGGCGCTGCCGTCGAACGCCAACACGACACGCTCGCGCGGCACCACCGTGCGGTCAGTCTCGCGGCTCTCCCACAGGCCCCACGGCAGCCAGGCGTCTACCCCGGTGACCCACTGACCCAGGCGCAGCTGCCGGAATACAGGCTCGCGGAGCGTCCGGCGGGCTGCTTCCAGACCGTCCTCCGCTAGGAACGGGTCACGGCATGCCAGCGCCGGGTTAGCCACCCGCCACGCCTTGGGGTCATCAGCGGCGCAGCCCTCCGGTGCAGCGAACTCACGGAAGTAGAACGACGGGTCGTCGCCCCGGCGCCCATGCTCCACCAACCGCCACATCACGCTGTCCGGCGAGCTGGCCGGGGTGCTGATCGCCAGCGTCAGCGACTGCGGGCGCTTGCCCGCCACCGAGGTGACCGCCTCCCACACCGCCTCGGTGACCACGTGCAGCTCGTCCACGATCAGCAGCGACGGGTCATGCCCGTGCAGCGCGCCCGGCTCGGCGGGCAGCGGCAACAGCGTGGCGTCATTCTCCGGGAGGTATAGCCGGTCGGCGTACACCTGGACCCGCTCGGCCAGCTCGGGGCGCAGTTCGACCATCCGCTTCGCGTAGCGCAGGGTGATGTTGGCCTGGCGTTGGTCAGACGCCACCACCAGCACCTCGGCGCTCGGCGCCCCGGCGAACAGCTCGGCAAGCGCCAGCGCAGCGGCCAACATGGTCTTGCCATTGGCGCGCGGGATCGACACCAGGGCCGTACGGCGGCCCGGCGCGAACGCACCCCGGACCAGCTCCCGCTGGAACGGGCGCAGCCGGAACGGCTCGCCCGCACCCCGCCCGCGCGGCGTCACCAGGTACTCACCGATGAACCGTTCACGACGGCGAGCGCGGCCACGGGGATAGCGCGACAGGTCCAGAGGTTCGGCGTCAACGGTGCCCTTGGGTCCGGCCCTCATGTGAGAATCCCGCCATGAGCCGAGCAGACGGAGTCAGCCAAGACACACTCGATGCGCTTGCGGTCCTTACCGCAAGCTACGAGAACGACACCACGTTTGGGACGCTCATCAGCGACATGGCCAACGAAGCCGAGGAGGACACAGAACTGGCCGTGAAATTGCTCGGGCTGGTCAGCGGCATGGCCAGCGTTGGAAAACTGCTGATCGAGTACTGTGCTGATGTCGCCGGAGACGACGATCAGGCTCACGACGTGCTGACCGACGTCGTGCTTGCTACGAGTACAACAACCGCTCCTAAGGTGACGGAACTGCTTACCACTGCAAGGCGCCTTGTCGACTACTGCTGTCAAGTGACCGGTGTCGACCATCAGGGGGTCCTGACTTCGCTCGGAATTGACCTACATACCGGGCCGGATGAGTAACGCAAACTCGGCCTCCGAGCGGGGGTGGGCTCGCCCTGGTCGGGGGCATCCCCCCTGGCTTGTGCAGCGCGCTGCGCGGCCTCTACCCGTTCACGTCCCTTGCGGGTGGGCTTGCGCTTGTGGGCAGCACGGAGGCGTTCCACGACTTGCAGCGCTTCGGCCTCGGTGCAGCCGGTCTGACCGCGCCGCGCGTTGCAGGACCGGCACCGCACTGCCAGGTTCTCGGGCGCATGGACCAGCTCGGGCGCAGCTGACTTCGGAATTACGTGATCTGCGGTCAGATCCTCGGTAGCACCACAGTCTGAGCACCACGGCTGTGCCCGTCTCGCCCGGATGGAGAGCGCTCTCCACACTTGGTCATGGGCGGCTTGACCGGGGCCACGACGGACGCGACAGTCCTTGGGCGTGTGCTCGTCGCAGTAGGTTCCGGTGGCGATGACCTCGCCGCAGGTCGCACATGGGCGCGCAGTCACTCTGCACCTCGCTGGTTGTGCTCGGCGATGTCCAGTTGCAGAAGGGCCTGGCGGTCGAGGTAGGTCGTCGCGTGCTGGCGGTAGCAGGTGCGGGCCAGCGCGACCTGGTCCACCGCCAGGCTCATGATCACGTAGAGCGCGCGGTTGCCAGTGGCGATCTCGCTCACGATGGCGTGCACAGCGTCGTCGTCACCGTGAGCCAGGGCCGCGCACAGGCGGCGACCAGTGGCGGCGTCCCGGCTGGCGCGGGTGACCTCAGCGCGGATGTCATCGGGCAGTTCGGGATTCACGGGATTCTGTCCTCGTCATCGAAATATCGGTCGTATAGCGGGTTCATGGCACGGAGGCCGTAGTCGTTGAGGGCGTCTTCGTTGAGCTGGTCGATCCACGCCTGAAGCGACGAGGATGCCTGCAGGTTGTTGATCTGCTGGCACACGAGGACGAACTCTGCGTTGCTCAGGCCACTGAAGTTGGGCCAGGGCAGGGCCTGCTCTCCGCGCTGGCGTCGATGGCGTTCCGTAGTGATCGCAGCGCGGGCTTGCCGTCCCCACGCGGCGATGCGCGGCGGTTCTGCGCTCGCCAGCGTGTCGGCCAATGCAAGCAGGGTGTCGAGGTCCAGGACGTTGACGTCTCGTAGGTGGGGTATCACTTCGCTCTCCTTCGCTCAGACCACGACCAGCGCGTCGCGGTTGGGGTGCTGGGTGCAGCGGCGCACCTGGTCGCCGTCGTCCACGAGGCCCCGCTCGTCGCACTCATCGCAGTGCGCGATCTGAGTCAGGATGCGCCGGTTGAGTCCGGCGCGCGCTGCGGCGTCCTGGGCGGCGGCCTTCTCTCCGTGCTCACGGACCGCTTGGCACTGACGGCACGGCGCGGTCGTTCCCTCCGGGTGGCGCTCGCATCGAGGTGGTGGGGGCGGCCACGGTAGAGGTGGAGGCTCGGTCTCGGCTTTGCTATTGCTCACGACCTTGAGCCTGGGAGGAGAGGTGGGCGCGGACGCGCCTTCTCTCTCTTCTCTCTCTTTCTCATATAGAGGTGCACTCGCCGCTACGGGCACACAGTCCGCCGCTGCGGGCGCGTGGTTCGCCGCTACGGGCGAATAGTCCGCCGCTAGCGGCGAATCGCAGGTCAGAGGCTCGCCCCTATCGGCAAATCGCAGGTCAGAGACGTTTGTGCGGTACGCCAGCCGCCGATTGTCCAACGGCGGCAGGTTGTTTGCTAGAAGCGCGCCAGCGCGTTTCAGCTTGGCGATGGATGTGCGTATCGACTTCACCGAAAGCCCGATCTCTTGGGCCATATCTGCGTGCGACACCCGCCACCAGGTCTGACCGTCGTGCACCTCAAGGCCGTCCCCTGTCGGCCTCTGGCACCGAAACCGGACGTGGGCGAGCACCAGGGCCGCATCACCTCCGTGGGCTGAAATCTCGGCTGGCCGTGCCATGACGAACTCCGTGCGCGGCATTGCGTCACCGCCTCATCCCCGCGCGCGCTGGCCGGCCTGTCGGCAGCAAGGCATACACTTGAAGGCGCCTTTCGTGAGGTTGGAAGCCGCCTGGCAGTGCCCATTGAGCCAGGCGGTTTCTGTTGTTTCCGGTCATGCTGTGGCGGCTCGCTTATCGGTGCGAGTCTGGGTGCGCTCAGAAACCCACCGCTCGATGTCTTCCCAGCGGTAACGCACCTGGCGCCCCGTGATCTTGACGAAAGGTGGCCCATCGCCGGTGTACCGCAGTTGGGCGGCTTGACCTCGGGTAACGCCCGCGAAAGTGCAGAAGTCGTCAACGGTGGCGAGGGGCCGCGTAGCAGCTTCCATGTGCCCGGTTCTCCCTGTCGTGGATTGCAGCCTTGTAATTACAAGGCATGTGAACAGAGTGGTCCTGATGGCCGTAGTTGTCAAGCCTCGCGTCTACAAGTAGTGTGATGCAGCATGACGGAGCGGACGCCTCCACCGGCGCCAATCGCGCACGTAGTAGGCCGCAACGCGCGAGCGCTTCGGGGACAGCGCCGCGCCGACGACGTGGCCCGGGCCGCGACTGCAGCGGGTCTCAAGTGGGGTACTGGCCGCATCGCAGACCTTGAGGCTGGCCGCGTAAGCCCCACCCTGCCAACACTTCTCGCGCTGTGCCAGGCATTCGGGGATCTCACCGGCGAGCGTGTCGGCATGGCCGATCTACTCGCCGGCGAGGGCCGCGTCATCATCGGGGAGCACTCGTCCGCTGATCTTGCAGAGGTGCGCTCGGCAGTGAATGGCACGCCCGTCACGTTCGACCAGTCAGCAGTGCCCACCGACGACCAGCTTGTCGCCGACTATCTCGCCAACCGCCCGGAGTGGGTTGCTGAAGTCGGACCGGAAGAACGTGCTCAGCTGTGGCGGGTGTGGACGGCCTACGGCGAGACCGAGGAACGGGCGGCACGCTCCCTCGGCGTAGACAAGCCGGCGCTGGCCACCGCAATGGCCCAGCTGTGGGGACGCACGCTGTCCGCTCAGCGCGACCACCTCGCAGGCCCCGACGCCACCCCGCAGAAACGGGGCCGCGTCGCTCGGCAGCTCAAGACAGACCTCCGAAGGGTGCTCGATGGCGACCATTAGCAAGTACCAAACACGCACCGGCACAACTCTTTACCGCGTCCGATACCGCACACCCGATCACCGGCAGACCGACCGGCGAGGATTTGCGACAAAGAAGGCAGCCGAGGCGTTCGCTGCCGAGGTTGAGGTGTCGAAGCTACGCGGCGAGTACATCGCCCCCACCCTGGGCAGGATCACCGTCGCCGAGGTGGCGACCGATTGGCTCACCCGCAAGGAACACGCGACGGCACCGAGCAACTACCGGATGATCGAGTCGGCTTGGCGGGTCCACGTCAAACCCCGCTGGGGCGCCGTCAGCGTGGCCGACGTGGACGTGCTCGCTATCGAAGCGTGGGTCACCGGGATGGTGCGCAAGGGCGCGGGTGCCACGACCGTGCTCCGGGCGCATGGCGTCCTGTCGGGCATCCTCGGCGACGCGGTGAAGGCCAAGCGACTGGCCGCAAATCCTGCGAAGGGTATCGACGGGCTGCCCCGCAAGACGGCCAAGCGGCGGGTGTACCTGTCCGCTGAGGATGTGCATCGACTGGCCGACGAGTCCGGCGAGCACCGTGCCCTGGTGCTGACGCTGGCCTACACCGGTGTCCGGTGGGGCGAGGCTGTCGCGCTGCGCGTGCGTGATGTGGAGTTCTTGCGGCGCCGGTTGAACGTCCACGAGAACGCGGTACAACTGGGCGTCGACCACGCCGTGGGCACGACCAAGGGACGCAAGTCTCGGTCCGTGCCGGTGCCCACGTTCGTGCTCGATGAGTTGTCAGCGCAGTGCAAGGACAAGGGGCCAGCCGATCTGGTGTTCGGATCGGATGGCGAGTACCTGCCTCGGCCCAAGTCAACGGGTGGGTGGTTCGCCGGGGCCGTCAAGCGGGCCAAGGTGCAGAGCATCACGCCCCACGATCTGAGGCACACGTGTGCGTCGCTGTCCATCAGCGCCGGGGTCAACGTCCTCGCTCTACAGCGGATGCTCGGACACACCAGCGCCAAGGTCACGCTCGATACCTACGCGGACCTGTTTGACGACGATTTGGACGCCGTTGCGGTCACGCTGCACTCCCGATATTCACGCAAGAGTGTGGGCAAAACGTGGGCACAGGGTGGGCAGGCCGCTCCGCAGCAAACATGA